TTTATCATACAAAATATATTTTTAGACCATTATGATCACATACCATATTTTCATATATCTTTTTTCAAAAGGGACTTTAGGTTTTCAAAAATGGACATTTTTAAAAATGTCCAAAATCCAAAAACCTTTTTCCAATTTAAGTTAAAAAAGTGAAAAAAACCAGATTTGGACATTTTTGTTTTAGAGTGTTTCATCCTTACTGACTTTACATCAAAAAGGTTCCAATTTATAAGATCTAAATCATAATCAGTAACATTTTGATGCGGAATTCCGTTAGCCTTACCATAAGTATACCGATATTATGCTCTCATATTTCATCCAATGTGTCGTATATTTTGTGAGCATATATCGTCACAAATTATTTACCAGATAATTTTAATAAATTTACATAAATTCATTTCGTGTTGCTCACAACCGGGGAATATTTTAGAACAACATTTGGGCTCAGAGATCGTAATATTGCTATCAATTAATATATTTTTTAAACGGTTAATGATTATTTTATCGCTAAAACTGCTAAGAATGCCAAGATACCTTAAATCATCAGGTCTACCACTAGGAATATAATAAGTTAGTGTGTAACTGGTTCCATTTTGTCTAGCTAACTCTATAACTTTATCTACAATACGCTGAATTTCTTCATTAAACGCTTTATTCATATAGTACTGATGTAAACCCCTTAATTGGGTTCGTGTATATATTTCAGTACTGGATACAAAGCAAATGATTAAAATAAATAAGAAGATTTTTAAAGAAAACATAGTACCTTTGATTTGTTAGTTATAATATTACTAAGGATGGTAATATTATATTCAATTTTTTTGGTTTATTTAAGTTGCATAAGCGAGGCCGCAGTTGCCACCAATAAAGATGACCTGGTTAATTCGCTCTTCAAACAAGGTCATATTAAAATTGTAATCATAAATGCGCCAAGTGGGTTTATTAATGCCAATAATATTGCCTGTAGCGGGATCACAAATAACCAAACTCTGAGCTAATGGATCTAAAGGTGGAATAATAGTAGTAAATTCTATTTCAATTTGATTGAAACGGCTCATATTAATCGCACCAGATGGTTGTAATTCGGCATTACTAGAGTTTAAACAAAAGTTGTAACAATATAGACCGGGAGGGGCATTGCCGCTAGTCCGAGTATACTTTTCAATGTAATTGAAAACACCAGCAGGCTGTACGTTTTCTCTGTAAGATCCATCTAACAAAATACCCATGACAACTAAAATATATTTGTCATTTTCCGGAGTATAAGTGGGTGTAATTAAAAGACCAGTTAAATTACCATTAGGATTCACACCAGGACCGATATTTACAGGTTGTAAATTACCTAATGCGTCTGTTCTATAAATAGTATATGATCCAGATGCGGGAGCAGGTATGACATCTTGTGGCATATAATTGTATGGCCAATTAGTATAATTAGACCACTCATTGCGTAAATTAACATCACTGCGTTGAAAATAAAACATCCAGTCAATAACCATTCCTAATGAATCTACTTCCACTTTGTTAGGTCCAGTGACATTATAAAAATGCTGCTCATGAACTTGTTTAATTAAATATTTCTGCTCTTCTAATGCGAAAACACGTTCTTCTTCATTAGATAAAAAACAATAGGTACAATTTAAATGTACATCGGCATTCCATAGAGTTCTTTGATCCGAATACGAATTGATGCCAATATTAATGTCAGGTGGTGGCTGTAAGAAACGATAAAACTGCATATACCAAGCATTAAAATTAGGCGCTATATAAGGGAAATTAAAAGTAGAGTCAAACACATCACGTATTTGAAATAATTCATTAATAGGTCTTAATGTAATATTAATGTGTAGCTCATTATATTGAAGCGAAGTTAACGGAAATGCCATTTGAGTTTTTAATCCAAACCAATTATTTAATGGAATATATAAAATGCGACCTCGTATAGAAGGTTCAGGACCGGCTAAGGCATCCGTATAATATGCGTTTGGATAAGAGTTGACACGAGAACCGGCATTCGCAGGATCATTTAATTCGGGAATATTTCCGATCATTTCATTAAAAAGAATTTTTTTTTCGGCATTAAAATCACGCTGAACAGCGGCTAATAAATAGTCGCCAGAATATTCTTGAAGTGTATAATTGCCACAAGTAATACTAATTTTAGAAATCATTTTTGCTCCTAAATTTTGTATCCATTTGAATTCATATGGAACCCAATTTTGGCTATTAATATTTTGTGCTGTATCATTATTGGGGTCTTGTGGAGGCAAAATAGGACTCCAAATGTTAGGTAGAACAACAGAAAGATAACAATCCATTAATAAGTCGGCATATCGTGGAATTTTAAATGTATAAGTAGATTCTTCGGATAATCGCAATGTTTTAGAACCTTCAAAATCAACTCTGAATTTTTGTAATCCAAAATTAGTATATTGTGCGAATGTACTTTTAAAAAAAGTTTTTGAAGGATTGCCATTTAAAATAATATTTTGTTGCCCTTGAGCAACCAGTTGCATTAAACCACCGGCCATAATTAGTATATATAGTTATTATTTTTTAATTCTTTATTTGTTAGATATAATAAATAAAGAATTAAAATATTATATTAATATAAATATATGTCTGATAAACTAGATAATATAATGAATCAAATGATGAATACAAATGATGCTACTTCATTATTAGCTTTCTCAGTACTAACAATAACCATTATTGTTATAACCATTTTTGTATATTTTTTTTATGCTGGTTCAATATTTACAAATGGAATGAAAGCAAGAGATTGTAATTTTATGGATACAATGTACGGCACATTAAATGGTAAAATAATATCAATTCAACCTGATAACGAAATATATCAATATTCATTAAGAGATTATTACATAAAGTCTGCTTATAACGCATGTTCAGGTGGAAATTATAAAAATGGTTATGTTGACACGTGTACATTAAAAAGTTTACTTAAGCAAGGAGTAAGAGGGCTTGATTTTGAGATATATTCTATTGATGATCAACCAGTGGTTGCGACATCAACATCAGATAACTATTGTGTAAAAGAAACATTTAATTCAGTTTCATTTAGTGAGGTATTTAATGTGATAAGAGATTATGCTTTTGCGAATTCAACTGCTCCAAATCCATTTGATCCAATTATTTTGCATCTTCGTATAAAAAGCACAAATCAAAAAATGTATTCAAATTTTGCAAAATTATTGGAAAGTAATAATAATATTTTAATGGATAAACAATATAGTTTTGAATATTATGGTAAAAATTTTGGAACTGTAAAATTATCTGATATGGCAGGAAAAGTTGTAATTATTGTAGATAGAAGCAATACATCATTTATGGAATCAGAAGCATTTTATGAATATGTAAATATGACAAGTAATTCGGTTTTTGCCAGAGCACTTCATTATTATGATATTGTTAATGCACCAGATATGGAGGAATTAATAGGATATAATAAACTAAATATGACAATTGGAATGCCGGATAAAGGTTCAAATCCAGAAAACCCAAGTTCCATTACAATGCGGGCATATGGTATACAAATGCTTGCTTTAAGATATCAATACGTAGATACAAATTTAGAAGAAAACGATGTATTCTTTGATGAAGCTGGGCATGCGTTTGTTTTGAAACCGGAAAAGCTGCGTTATATACCGGAAACAATACCAGCACCACCTGCACAAGACCCAGCGGTATCTTTTGCGACACGTACAGTAAGTTCAGATTTTTACAAGTTTGAGATTTAAAATAAATCAAATCAAATCAAATCAAATAAAATAAAATACAGATTTATGAATAAAACAACTTAAATATTTTAAATTATAATATAATATAAAGATGTTTTCATTTTTAAGTAGTTTAACTGAAGCGAGAGACAAGTGGCTACAACAGTCAAACACCGTAGTAAATACAGCTCCTTATTTAAATCCGGATTTAAATGCCAATTTAATTTCAAATAGTACAATACAACCTATTATAAATAAGTAAATAAACAAAATAATATTTCATTATATTATAGATAATATAATGAATAAATACGAAATATGTAAGAATTTAAATTTTTCGGACTGTGAATTAGCAATATTAAGACAAGCTGTAGATACAGCGGAAGAAAAAAAAGGAAAGACTGTAGCTAATTCTCCGGAAGTAAAACGAATCATAGGGATCGTTGAAAATTTTATAAGACACAACAAATTAATTTGTTATGGTGGAACTGCGATTAATAATATACTACCAAAGCAAGATCAGTTTTATAATACAGATATAGAAATACCAGACTATGATTTTTTTAGTTGGAATGCGTTAGAAAATGCGAAATCACTAGTAGATATATATATTAAAGAAGGATTTGTAGAAGTAGAAGCAAAATCAGGACAGCATCATGGCACATATAAAGTATATGTGAATTTTATTCCTGTCGCAGATATATCATATATTCCAAAGGAATTATTTAACGCATTAAAAAAGGAAGTAATAAAGGTGGCAGGAATTTTATATGCGCCACCGAATTATTTACGAATGAGTATGTATTTAGAACTATCTAGACCAGATGGAGATGTATCACGTTGGGAAAAGGTATTAAAACGTTTAACTCTTTTAAATCGCAATTATCCATTAACGGCGCAACAATGTTCACATATAGATTTTCAAAGAAAATTGTCAACTACAAAAGAAGAAAAAGAAGAAAAAGAAGAAACGAATAAATCAGAAAAAGAAGAAGATGAAGAAACAAATAAATCAGAAAAAGAAGAAAAGGAAGACTCAAATAAATCAGAAGAAATATATGAAACCGTAAAAACAACGTTAATTGATCAAGGTGTAGTATTTTTTGGAGGATATGCTGTATCATTATATTCGCAGTATATGCCAAAAAAATTAAGAAAACAATTAGAAAAAATCCCTGATTTTGATGTATTATCAGAGGAACCTTTAAAAACAGCTCAAATAGTAAAAGAAAGATTGTTAGACATAAATATTAAAGGTGTAAAAATATTAAAACGACCTGCTGTAGGAGAAATAATTGCGCCTCATTACGAAATTCGTGTAGGGAAGGATGTAGTAGCATTTATTTATGAACCATTAGCATGTCATAGTTATAATGTTTTAAAGCAGAAAGGATATGAAATCAAAGTGGCAACAATAGATACCATGTTAAGTTTTTATTTGGCATTTTTATATGCGAATAGACCGTATTATGATAAGGATCGTATATTATGTATGTCAAAATATTTATTTGAGGTACAAGAAAAGAATAGATTAGAGCAAAAAGGGTTGCTAAAAAGATTTAGTATTAATTGTATGGGTCATCAGGAAACAGTAGAAGAGATGAGAGCTGCGAAAACGGATAAATTTGCTGAATTAAAGAATAACAAAAAGGATCCGGAGTATGAAGAATGGTTTTTAAGATATAGACCATTAGATAATAAAAATGATGATAAAGAAAAAACGAGGACTACAAAAAAGACTAAACCGAGAAAAACAAGAAAGAAAAACCGAG